ATAACATGATCTCCACGTTCAATATTGTTGATTTGCTGCATGCTGTCAAACTTTAACTGTTCAATATCAGTTATCGGTGTATGAAGAACTCGGGCTGGGTCGATACCGAAGTTATCAAAATAAGACTGAGGGCTACCAAACTCAGAATCGTAAAACAAAATAATAGCATCTTCATATTTGTCCAAATACGCCTTAGCGCAAAGTAGTGAGAAAGCTGTTTTAAAATGTTTAGATGGTCCGGCAAACACTGTTAGTCCGGGAGTCAATCCTCCTTCTAGACTTCCAGATAGTGCCACATTCATCATTGGCACTGAGGTTTGAATCATATCTTTTTTCGAGAAGAATTTGGATTTACTCAGTATCTCTGTTTCTTTAATTGTAGAATTCTTTTTTAATTTTTCTAGTAGCGACATATTATTGTATCCTTATAGTATAACTTGCCATGGTTTTCTAGTTTCAATAGGATTTATCTTACCATTAATTATCATTCTGTCTGTATTTCTAATATATTGATGATAGTATAGTTCAGTTTCTTCCATCGGTAAAACTTCTATAAGACTTCTTAAAGATGATTCCATAACATGAACTTGTTTTGCATTTTGTAAGATGGTTCCAAAATAAAACATATTCTCATTTTTATCATTATAAATTACTTTGTAATTCTTGTCATTAAGATTGGCTACCTTTTCCATATTCATACTATGGCCTCTTGAAGCATCATCTAGTATAAAAATATAATCTTCATTATTTGGATTCAATTTGCTAAATACTCTATCTTCTTGTTGCATATCCCTAGAATAATAACAACTTATAAAACGATGTTTCCAATCTATTTCCATAAAATCATAGAAACATTTTTGTAAGACATCTGTAGTTTGTTTTTCCAAATATGTCCAAGCTACTTGATAAAATCCCATACCTGGTTTTATCAAATCATCGTATGGCTGACCAGGCAAAACTTCATGTCCTAATATGTAAACACAACTAGGATTGGTAGATTGTATAATGTGTCGTATTGCCTGATATTCACCACCTGATGGGATGCCTACTACTTTTATTCGACTGTCGTCTCTAAACATAAACTCAACCATTTTTTGATATTGGTGCCATGCGGTAACATAGATAATATCTAGTTGATGTTCTATAAGAAGTCGTCTGGTCATACCATTAAATACTACATGGTCACCTATACCCAATGCATGGGTCATAAAACCTGCTCTCATGAAAATAATCCTTCCAACGTGGCCTTCGGTTTAGCCGACCAGCCTACTCCATTTAAAATAGTATTCATAGGTTCGAGAAAAGCTTTTTCAAACATTATATCATAATCTGCAAACTTTTTCAAGTTAAATTCTTCCGGTATGGATGATACAAATGCTATACAATTCTCACCGATAGTATTTGGTTCTTTTAAATACAAAAATTTTATCTTATCACCTTCTCGTATCAGTTCGTATTTCTTATCTAATTTCATTTCTTTTAGATAATGATTATATAATAGAGACCCTCGTACATGCATAGGAGTCCCTTGTCGATAGATAGATGATCTATCAGTATATTTTTCCACCCCATTTACACTACGGGGAAAAGATATTTCTTCTGGTCTATATTCTCTAAATTTTTCTTCAAAATCACTAACAAACTTTTGTAGATGCCTTTCAGATTTGGTTAGGACAAGTTTAACTGCCTCTCTCAATCCCTCTCTAATTGGTTCAGGCGTGGATGATCTAACAATTTCTAAACCCATAACTTTTAGTTTAGGTTCATTATATTGAACACCTTCATTATTATACACATTCAAAGCATATCTTTTCTTGGCTACCCAAATCCCTCTTTCAGCAATCACCTCACGTTTAAAGTAAACTTTTCTTTCAAAGGCGTTGGTATAGGACATGAGTTCATCACATGCCTTATTGATAATCTTTTCTATCTTATCTGAGCATATCTTATCTAAAATTTCGACAACCTTTTCTGGGGGAAGATCTTTATAGAACTTCTGAACTAGGTTATCAAGCGTAATATAACATGCATCAGTATCTGAATAAAAAGAATAAATATGGTCGTTAGTACCACATATCTTATTAAGATATTCATTTAGAGCTTTGCCTACAGTTCTAATGATATACTGTCCTGTGATAGTTATGCCTTCCGCTATTCGATCATCATAGAAACGAAAAAATTCGTTGCCCCATGCACCAAAAAGAGAATTCAATTGAATCTTTCTTGCCATCTGAAAATTATTAAATTTGGCGATGTCTTTTTGATATAGCTTATCTTTTGTTTCTTCATACTTACTTTGTGCTGCCAACATAAGCTTTTTATACTTTTGTCTATCATCAAATAATTTTTGGACGATCTCAGGAAAAATACCTTGTTTGTCTGTTTTAAATTTGAATCCATTTGCCGTCATACATAGATTATCATCTTTTAATGTGTCAAGCAAATGCTCTCTTTTTAGTAACGTATTTACAGTTACATCCATCCCACCCGGCATCAATGTTTCTGGTGATAGATTATACTGCATAATGATACTAGGATATAGACTAGTTGCATCAAAAGATACTACCCAGTCATATTTTCCTGGTACTGGTTCTTGAACGAACGCACCTTCAATTTGCCTACCCTTTCTAGATTCATCCCTTTGGTGAACAACAATTTTCTTTTGCCATAGATGATTCCATAAAATACAATCCCAGGTTCGTACTGCTGAAAATATATCTGAGTAATTACATTTGGCATCATATGCCATTGTGAGAATCAATTCAATCAACTTCATTTTATCTTCAAGTTGATCTACAAGTTCAGTGTCAACGACGTTATACTCAACAAACTTTTGCCAATTATTTTTATAGAACATTCTAAAAGAATCATACTCGCCATAATCTAATTTTTCCTTACCTAGTTCTACCTTGGCAATATGATCTAACTTATATGATTCTTGTGCAGTGTATGTGAATTTTCTATACAAATCTAAATAATCCAATACCGAAACACCGAGGATATCTACAACTATTTCCATATTTTTGAATCTGGAAATCTCTCTTTGATTAACTACATTCCATGGAGATAGTTGCTTGACACAATCATCACCTAATACTCGCCTAATTCTGTTTACAAGATATGGTATATCAAAAAACTCAATATTCCATCCGGTAACAATATGCGGATAATCATCTGACCAAAATGATATAAACTTTTTAAGCAAATCAAACTCGTCATTACAGCGAATATATTTATGATTAGATTTAGTAATATTAAAATGTTTTGTTCCAAAGGTAACAATATCTTTGGTATTATAATCTTGAACTGTAATTAAAAGAACTTCTTCTAAGGGATCATTAACATCGGGAAATCCTAGTTCAGCAGAAGTTTCAATATCAATTGAAAATGTTTTAATTTGGCTGATGTCAAATTCAACTTCGTCAGAAAATTGTTTGGTGATGTATTGGTATGCATAATTTGTATTACCAAAAATAGGAAACCCTTCTACATCTTTATATCGTTTTACAAAATCTTTCGCAGAGTTTATATCCTCAAAATCTAATTTCTCTAGATTTGCGCCAAATAAGGATTTATATTCTGATTGTTTCGGAGTTTTAACAAAAAGGCTCGGAGAAAAATCTACTCTATCCTGAACCGTTTTTCCATTATTAATTCCTCGAACAAGGATTTTGTTACCAAATTGAATCACATTTGTATAAAATCTCATAGTTTCCCTGCGTTAGTTGCGACCTTTATCCTTAATTATAAATAATTAAGTAAAGGCAGTCAATAGATTGATCAAAAAATCATAAAATAAGTGCATTAATATTTATGAGAGTTTCTTGAAATCACTATCGTGAATTTGTTCTTTCAACGAATAGGAGATTCTCATGTTAAGAAATTTGATAGTAATTCTTATACTATTAATTTCCAATACTATATTAGCACAAACACTAATTAATCAAGGCGGTTATACTAGTTCTAGTTTGGTTGATACAAATTCTACAAGTAATAGTGTAAGTTCGGTTACCACCAATAACACTACCACTACTAACAGTACCAATACTAATACAAATAACAACATCCAAAGTGGTACTGTAACTAACAACAATGTAATGTCTGGGTCAGTGACCTACACCAACAACAATGTTCAAAGTGGAACACTGACTAACATAAATCAAAATACCAATACTAACACTAGTAACAATACCAACGTCAACACCAACAATAATATTCAAAGCGGTACAGTTACTAATAATAATGTAATGAGCGGTACAGTGACGTACAATAATAATAATGTACAAAGTGGTACT